CTTGGCCTTGATCGCCGTGATGCTGGCGTTATCTGGAGCAATGTAATTGGCAGCGAGCAGTGGTGTGGTTGGAATTGCATTCACGCTGGCTTGACTGGCAGCATTCTTCGCAGCTTCATAATCGCCGGTCAGGGTCATTGCGCTCCCTACAGCCGCCGGGCTTGCAGGCAGGTTATCGGTCTTGGCCTTGATCGCGGCAACTTCGGTGTCAACGAGATCATCCACTGCATCGATCAAGGTCTTCAGCGCCGCGTTTCCGTGCGCGCCGCTGCTGACCACCGCGTAGGCATCCCCTGTCTGCTTGGTGTTCCCGGTGTAAGTGTCAATTGTCCCCACCACCCAATCGGCCAGTTTTTTGCCAATACTCCCGGTTTCGCTCATCCCACTGGTCGCCGCGTCCCAAATGTCCGCCGCCGTCAGGGTCGAACCTTGCGCCGCACTTTGCGTCGGGGTATGGCTGTATACATCTTGCCCGTCCATCGTCACATCGGAAGTGTGAAACAATCCGATCAAATCCAGATCGTCCGCACCTTCGTAGGAATACAAGTAAACACCTGGTAGATTTGTCAGCGCGGTTGTTGCCTGCGCATCTGCGAGTTTGTTGTCGTTCGTATCTACCACAGTGCAAACCGGAGCGGAGCTTGGCGCGGCCCCTATGCCTTTTTTTGTATATGCCGCCTTGAATTTATAGGTTGTCGTCATGCCATCACCTCCGGCTCTCTGCCGTCCACGTAATGCTTGATCTTCTTTTGTTTGGCTATTTTGCCGTTTGTGTCTAATACAATAATTTCAATTACATCTACTTCGCCGGTTTTGTAGTACGACCAGGTTACGTGTTGCGTGCGGGTTTCTCCGGTCTCTACGTCGGTTTCGACCGTGGTCTCTTCGGTAATCTGCCCATCCTCCCCATACACCCGCTCAGGGGTGGATGATATTTTCTCGGCTCCCACGGCGAGTATCAACAGTTCTCTCTTTGTCAGCTTGGCCGCAATTTCCGCGCCAAGCTGCTCCCTTGTTGCATCGCGCAGGCTATTAATCACATTCCACCTCTTACCAAGATGCAGATCAAGATGGTGCTTTTGGTTGTCGCTGTCATTGCGCCGGTAGTAGGAAAGAAGGTCAGCGCATATGCCGTATTAGAAGGCGCTGTAGTTGCGCTCCATGCCTGCAGCGCGGGGTAAGATGGAAAGGCGGTAGAATCCGGTATAGCATCGCTGGCTTCGTAATCTGCAATACTGAATAGCTCGGCAATGCTTGGCACACGCCAGTCAGTGTACCCCGCCAAGCTCGCCGCGTTCGCTGCTGCGCAATATTCGAATATCCCCTCTCCGTTGGCATTGGTCGTCCAGGGTATCCTCCCGTCGCTATTAGACCCAACACTCGCAGAAACATACCTGCTCCACATCAGCCCGGTATTCAGGTCAACCACGCAATTATTACTGTGCGTGTCGGTCTTGCCGTTTAGCGTAATGTTGGTTGTGCCCGAATATTGACCGGATGATAAGACGCTGTAAGCTTTTACGATTCCGATTTCGTAATAGCCGTCATCGAGCTAGCTGCCATATTGGGTCGTCTGCCCGGTCTTTAGCAGGTGGCACAGTTTGCGGGCCGGGGTTGCCAGAGATTTCATCACAGCACACCTTTCTGACGCAGGAATTCCACCAGCGCCGGGCCCAATTTATCGATAATCTCATTTTCTTGGTTCGATGACACCACCGCCTGGTCATAATACTGGATCGTAATCGGCGGCAACCCTGCTCCACCGTTGCGCGGCCCGCCTCCCGCTCTCGCCGAAACGCTCGCGCTGATCGCCCCCATCCCCAACGGTTGTAATTCCAAACCTGTTTTAAAGGCTGGGAGCTGCGCCCCACTCAACCCCTCCAACGCATCTCCAATCCCGCGTAGTCCAATCTCAAACGGTGTCGGGCTGCCAGGGGTCAACGCTGCTGGCAGTTTTACTCCGCCTAGAGCTCGGTTTAGTTGCCCAATCGCCCACGTCACCCCATCGATCACAGCAGTCAAGTTTCTAAACGCCCAGGCAACGTATTCGCCCAAATACGGCGCGATCGTTCTGATCACGCTGTTCAGGTTTCCAAATGCCCAAACTACATACTCTTGGATCACATTGGCCACAAACCCCAGCGGCCCTTTCAGAAGCTCCCAGGCTGCGCCAAATTTTTCCACTTCATTTCGCAGCAAAGTGCCCATTAATTCACCCAACCCCCGGAATAATGGCATCAAATGCGTATCAATCCACTCCCAGACCATCTTGATCTTTGTTAACAAAACGCTCTCCCAAATCATCGACAACGCCGTCAGGTGAATCGGCAGTTCATTCGCCAGCCAGTTTTTCAATAACTCAAATTTTCCCTGGATCCAGCCCCAGACTGCCGCCGTCTTCTCCTGGATCCCGCCCCAGTTGTTTGTCCAGGCTTCATACAACAAATAAGCCGCCGCACCGATCAACCCAAGCACCAAAATCACTGGCCACGTCGCGGAAACGAAAGCAATAATCCCCGGGATCGCCGCCGCCAGCGATGTGTAGGCAAATACCAATATCGCCGCGCCCACCATCGCCAGCGCCGCCGCAATTACACCTTTATTCTCATCCAGCCATTGGAAAGCCTGCTTGAACCATGTTTCGATCTGCGGTGCCCATTCTTCCATCGTCGTTCCAAATTCGGCAACCTTTTGCGACATATCCGCAATAAAATCTTGCACCTCCGGCTTTTCCAAAAACGAATTCAGCATATCCATCGTCCGTCCGGCAAGATCCATCATCGTCTGTCCCAGGGGAGCCAGGTTGACAGTTAGGCCGTTCGTAAATCGCTTCCACTTCTCTGGCCAGTCCTCGGTTGCCTTGGTCGTTTTGTCGATCGCCCCTTCAGCGTTTCCCAGCGCTGCCGTTAGGTCATCGATCTCAAACCGTCCCTCGCGGATCGCTGCGCTCATATCGCCCGCGGCCCGCGCCCCAAAGACGCCCATCGCAATCGAGAGCGCCTCGCTGTTCGAGCCTGCCCCCTTGATTGCGGCCATCGTCTCTCTCAGCCCTTCGTTCAGCGGTTTATTCTCATTTGCAAACTTCCCGGCCGCGATCCGCAGGCTGCCCATCACCAGCTCCGCGTTCACACCTTCTTTTTCCCATTTCGCAAACAGCGCAATCGAATCATTGATCCCGAACCCCATGTTCCGCATTGGCGCACCAAACTGCACCATGTTTTGCATCAGGCTGTCCACGCCCACTCCGGTCTTCTGGCTCGCCACAAACAGTTTATCCAGTAGCCCCGAGCTCTCCTCCAGCGGCACCGACCAATCGCCGACCGTCCGCGCAAACAACCCTGCATTCACCTGTGCGTCTCCGCCCAGCAAGTTGCTCATTTTTAGCAATTTTGTGCTGTCATCTTCCAGTAGCGATCCAGTCAAGCCCAGTCGCGAATTCAGCGCCGCGATCACCTCCGCGGTCAGGTTTGCATCGGCTGGAACATCGGAAAAGACGGTCTTGAACGTACCGCCTAACCCGTCCAAGGCCGTTCCGGTCTCTCCGGTTTTGGTGGCAATAATGTCCATCGCCTCATCTACCTGGTTCCCGGCATTCCAGGCTGCCACCCCCAGCCCTGCCACGGCAGCCGCGCCAGCTGCCAAACCTCCCATCACGATCCCGCCGCCCAGCGCTGAAAGGCCATTCACGGCCCTCTCCGAAAATGACCCGGTCATCTCTGACGACTTATTCAGCGCTTCGGTGTAACCCGAAATGTCGCCCACGATCTTTACTACCAGTGTTGCAATGGTTGTCATTTTTCCTCGCTTGTCGCCTCAGCCATCAGTTGCATGCCGCGCTTCCAGGTCATCCACTCCGGCTCTGGCTCACCCGCCATGAGCGCGGTTTCGCTCTGCGTCATTTGGTGGGGAGCATTCCCTTGCGCAGTCGTAGGGTCTTCTTCCAATTCAGGATCTTCCATTTCCACATCTACGCTCACCGGCAAGAATTCTTCCAGCCTGAAAGGCTCAGGGTGTTGCTCTAGGTCGCGATTCGCGTTGGCGATCAGGCTTGCCAATAGCGCCGTTTGCTGCCACTGCCCGCCAATCGGCTCCAGTTGGTCATAGGCTTCCCATTCAGCCAACTGCGCCGCGCTCAACTCCGCCAGGACGTTCTCAACATCGATCCTGCCCGCCGCCAGCCCTAAGCGATAGGCGAAACGGCGGGTTGGTCGTTTTTTAGGTTGTCCGTCAACTTCTCCAGATCGCCCTCATTCATTGCACTCAGACGCTTCGCCACCTCGATCACCCGGTCCAGCGCCGCCGCGCTTTTTCTCCCAAGTTCGAGCACATCTTCATCGGTGAACAGACGCTGCCCATTCTCGTCCACCATGCACTTTGCCGCCAATTTCGCCCGCGCATTGATATAATTTGGACGGCTGACCAGCTTTCTCCCTATCTGCTGGGTTGTGATCAGGCTGGCCTCAAAGGCATCCTTCTCCGCCCCCATCAGCGACTGTACCCGCACCAGTCCATCTTCCCGCCATTCAGGCACCAGAACATCCTCATACTTGCGATCATCCGCGCCTAAAATATCGCCCTTACTCAAATATTTAGACATAAATAACTCCTTTTTCTCTCCCGGCACTTCCCGTACCGGGAGAGACTGCTCACTGCCCTAAAGCGGTGTCACTGCCCCGCTGATCTCCAGCTCAACATTCGGGCTAAGAATCCCTTTGACTTTGGCTTCGAAATCCATGTCCACGAAAGCGGTGAACGTAAAGCCAGACGAGTCTGGATAAATCACCTTGAAATATCCCAGGGTTTGATCGAGCGCCTTTTTCAGCAGGCCGGTCGTCTTGTTGTGCGTGGCAGCCGCGTTGATGTAGTTGAGCGAAAAAGTGTACTTGCCGCCTTCCTTCAACACGGTCTTTTTCTCAGTCCAGCCGCCGCTGCTATGGTTGGTCACATCCTCGCGCTGGCCTTTGATTTGCGGACCCAACAGGTCTTTCACCTCGGCAATCGTCGCGTAGGTTCCTGGCGTGCCGTCGCCCATTTGCAGCAATGTCCCGTGGGACGAAATCGCATCACTCATGATCCTTCTCCTTGTCTAATTTGCCTTCTTTTTTCCGGGCAGCGCCGATTACACCAACGCT